ATAACAGAAGAAATATTTAATACTTTAACAAAAGATAATATATCATTTTGTTTAAAAAATATTAATAATACTAAAAGATTAATATCAACTATAAGTACAGTAAATGAAACTATAGAAAGTTTTGAAAATATTAATGCTTGTTCACAATATACTTTTAATAACTCCTCAGATTGGGTAGGAGATGAAACTGGAGTAACAATAGAAGAAATAGAAAGCACCCCATATATTTATAATTTAGACTCCTAACGATAAAACTTACTACTTCTATAAAGAAGTTAGCCTTGTCGTAGAGGTTTATATTTATAAACAAAAACTACTAAATGAAAGATCTCTAAAAAGATCCAGGATAAAATCAATAAAAAATATTAAAGTAAATGTCCGCACAGGATAAATGTAGATTAATAATTTATTAATGAAAAAGAATAATATAACATATAATGGCTAAACAAGGAGGAAAATTATTAATTAAGTTTAGAGATCCAGTAGCGGCTTCTTTTTCTTCTAAAGATATAGTCTTAAATGTAAGTACAGGTACTATATTTTATAAAAGAGGAAGAGATTTATTTCAAATTAGAGGTACACCAGATGACTTCGATTTAGTAGTATTCCCCGGTCAAACTACAAACCAACAAATCCTTATAAATGATAGCTCAGGCGAAAAAATCATGGCTGGTACAGACCAGTTTAGATTTATATTGGCTTCAGCTACTTGTGGATGTAAAAATGAATTTCATGTAGGAGCTGAAACCTTAACAACGTTTTCAGGATCCGTAAGAGTAGGAGAACACTTACCTTCTTCTTGTAATTTATTAGATGCTGAAGTTAATCCAGCTTTTCAGGTATTTGGAAATATATTTACAACAGGTTCTATCCCAAATGCTAATGGTTCTGCAGGTCATCCAGGTCATATTACTGCTAGTGGAACAGTACATTCTTTTGAAGATGTAATAGCTGATATAGATTTATATGGAACCAATGCTTACATTCATGATTCTTTAATTCATAGGGGTAACATAGATACAAAATTAACTTTCACAATAGACACTATAGATCTATTTTCAGACGGTAATAGTATAACAACTATAACCCCTGACAGACTTACAGTAAATGACCCCTTTGATCTTTATATTCCAGGTACAAATGGAGTTCCAGCAGTTAGTCAATCTACAGGTACTAGTATGTTAGTTGTAGATGATAATGATGGTAGGGTTTATAAAACAGGAAGTTTTTCAGGAACCACATTTAAATTAACAGGACAAAGAGCTGGAGACTCAGCTATTACAGGAAACTTAGAAGTGTCTAATCTTGATTCAAGTACAAATGTAACAGCATCAAACAATATAAAAGCGGGCAATACAGGTTCTTTTCAACATTTATTAATAAGAGGAGCTACAGAACACCCCACAACTAGTAATTTTACAGTTTTAACTATAAAAAACCAAAATGTACACTTTACGTCTGCAAATGCTTTAGGAGGAGGAGGAGGTAGTTCTGGAACAGACATTGCTGTATTAAATGAAGGATCACAATTAGTTTCATCAGCAGAAAGTTTTGATTTTGTAGGAGACGCAGTAAATGTTACTAATGCGGGTAATGATATAACTGTAACAATAGATGCAGACACAGGAAGTTTATGGTACGATGGGACACCTACTTATATATCGTCTTCAAATATAGTATTAATAGATAGACAATTAGGGATAGGAAATTTTAAAGACTCATCTTTAGGAGGAAATACAACACTATTAGCTCATGATATTCATATATCAGCTTCAACAGGACTTACAGATGATATAGCAGATATAGGTTTTGAAGGTCCTTTATCAACAACATCTACGGGGGGAGCTAAAGCAAAAGTATCTATAGGATTAGTAGATGCAGGAACTACAGGATTTTTTATAAAAGAACATGGAGGTGGTGAAAATGTTATTTTTATTCATGCTTCAGGTTCAATAGCTGGAACACTTAGACACACTCCTGAAGCTTTACATATATTAAATGGTATAAACTCATCTGGATTAGGTATAACTCCTAATTTTAATGAATGTAAAAATAGTGATGTGCCTGTTGTAGTTTTAGATCCTACCGTAGGGGCAATAACAGGTTCCGTTGCAAAACTTCATATAAATACAAGAGGAGAGGATTTTAATAATAAATTTAATGGTTTATTTGTAGGCCCTCCTATGGGAACATTAGAAACTTTTAGTATATTATCAGGATCTGGTTTATTTATACAAAAAGGAAGTCCTTATGTGGGAGCTAGTTTTGCTCCTAGAATTTTAGGAAGAGAAGAAGTAGGATCACATGAAAGTGCTGCTACTGTTCTTGGATCTACGCAAATTCCTTTAACTATAGAAGGAGAAGTGTGTTTAACTACTCCACTTGAGGGTATTAATAATGTACCTGGTGTAGCAAGATATTCAGGAATGCAATTTCATGTTGCCGATGATAATGAATTTGCCTATTCTCAATCTAATGCTGGTTTAAGTCAATCTTTCGGGGGTCAACCACCAGGGTTTGCAAATATTTTTGGACAAGGAAAAAGATGGATAACTGGTTACCCAGGAAATGATAGTAATTTACTTTATAATTTCTATAATGATAAAATGGGTTTATTTGCTATTGAAGCATCAGGTAGAGTAGGAATTGGTAACTTTGGTAATGAGGATGCTCCAATAGCTTTATTAGATATAAGAGCAAAATCAGGAAGTGATGCTAGAATAAGTTTAAACCATGTTGGAGCTGCCTCTAGAAGAAAAGAAAGACCATATATAGATTTTACAGAACCAGGAGAATTTAAAAGTGAAGTAGGATTAGTTTCTGATAGAGCTTCTTCTCGATATACTCTTTTTAAAAAACAACATTCTGCTTCTCTTTATATAGAAAGTAGGGGAGTTCATGAAGAGGCACACTTTGAAAATATGCCTTATCCTTTTAATATATCAGGATCCGCAGTAGGACATTTTAAGGGGGCAAATAATATACAATTAGTAATAGGAGGAGACGGAAAGCAATACTTTGGGGGAGAACCAACAGGCGAACTTGGAACAGCAGCTTTAACAGTAAAAGGTATTTCTGATTTTAGAAGGATAGGGGAAGTAGGTATAGGAATAATGTCTCCTTCTTCATCTTTACACGTTACTCAATCAGTCCAAGCAGACAATTTTAGAACTACTGATCCTGTAAATATATCGATGAGTTTATCAAATCATCTTATACAAACAGCATCTGGTTCAAATCAATTAACGGGTTCAAGCACACACTTTACTTCAATGAGTAGAGGGGATGCTATAAAAGTACAAGGTTTTGGTACTATAGTAACTTTAGAAGGACTTTATTCTGGTTCTATTGGTAGTTCTACAGCATCAATAATTACAAGTTCATTCAATGTAATAGGAGGATCAGGTTTTAGTGGAACACACAAACAGGTTAAAACGGGAGATATAATCTTAATTACTAGTGGTAGTAATACAAGTACTGGTTCTTATCATACAGTAGATACAATAAGAAAAATATCAACAGGGCTAGGATCACATGATCAAATATTTTTTACTCCTGCAGCTGATCAAGACTTTAGTCAAAGTAATGCGATACATAGGGTTAATCCTAATTACTATGAAATACACACTGTTAAAAATGTTCATAGTGATACAAGTATGAGTATTATAGATAACTGGGAGGGTCACACATATGGTAGTAATAAAGGTTTTAAAGAAAATATATTATTTCAATCAAAAACAGCAGACTATAATCCTCGATTTACAGTATTTGCAAATGGAGATATATCAGCTTCAGGTACAGCATCCTTTGGCGCTTTAAATATAAATCAGTCTTTAGTACAAACTTTTAAAAACACAGGATTTAGAGAAGGAGACTCCGAAATACAAGGTGATTTAAACTTATCCGAATTAAGTGGTATACCTTCTAATCTTACGGCATCAGGTGATGTAACCGCAAGTGGTGATATTATAGGATTTACAGGGTCATTTCACCATGTAAATGTTGAAAGCAGTACTACTGAAACTGATCTTATTTCTTTAAAAACATCAAACAGAGAATATAATTTTGTAGAATCAGAACAACAAGGTTCATTTCCAGGTTTAAATATATCACGAGTAATATCAGGTGAAGCTATTCCTTTAATAAATTTAACGGGAGAACAAAAATCAGGAAGTTTAACAATTGGTGGAGATAACTTTAACCAAGCAAATCCTTTTGGAGGTAAAGGAGTACCTTTTGGTATAAAAAATGTAGTAGATAATGATGTACCTGCTGTAGTAATAAAAGCTCAAAATTTAGGTTTAAGTATGGGGGTAAGTAAAATTTCTCCTGATTTTAGTAATGTAGAAGCTTTTTTATCAACAGGAACCCATTCAGGTAATCCTGAAAACTCAGCAATAACTTTTAGAGTAGGAGGTGCTACATCGGGTTCTAGAAAACTTTCAATAACAGGTACAAAAGTAAGTGCAAGTGTAGCACTTCATGCTTCAGCTTCAGAAGGGAATTTTTCAGATGTTGTAGTTTATGATAGTACTGATGGTAGATTTTATACAACTTCAAGTTTTGGATTAAGTTCAGGATTAAATACTTTTAAAGGAACGGGTCATAGAGAAGGAGACTCAGTAATAACAGGATCTTTACTTTTAATTGGTAAAGCAGGTGAAGAAGTACATTTAACAGCTTCAGGTGATATAAGTGCAAGTGGAGGAGACATGTTTGCCGAAAACATAACAATAGATAATAATATAACAGTAGGAGGGACAATATCTAATGTTAATACAACTCATGTAACGGCTTCAGGAAATATAAGTGGAAGTGGAGAATTATTTTTTAGTTCATCTTTAAATGATGATTCAAATTTAAAAACTTTAGTTTATGATGAATCTACAGGAAAAGTATTCCACACAGGAAGTTATGGAGCTGGTGGTAGTGGTGGTGGTTTGTTACAAACAGTTTCAAATACTACAGGACAAACAGGTATAACCTTACAACTATTAAGTAATAATTTATCAGCAGTAGTTAATGGATTAGAACAAACGGATGATGTTGCTTTTAATAGTATAATAACAGCTGGTAGTATATCAGCAGGAAACCCTGTTGCAGGTACTATAGGTCATATATCAGCTTCTGGTAATATAAGTGCAAGTGGTTTATTATTTGCAAGTTCATCTACAACTAATGCTTTAACTCATATAGTTGTACAAGACTTAATAACAGGAGAATTTCATACTTTTGAAAATCCAGGATTACTTTCTTCATCCCTTCAAATAGCCTCAGATATTTCAGGTTCTGTAGGTCAAACAAGTGCATCAATAGCTATTGATATAACTAATTTAAGTCAATCTATAGTAGATACTATAGGTAATAATGCATCTAATACATTTAAAGCAACGGGACAAAGAAGTGGTTCTTCTGGTATAACCGGTTCTTTAACTTTAAGTAACGATATAAACCCTGCCCTAATAATAAAAGACTTAACAGGACCTGAATCAATCTCTATAACACAGAAAAATGTTGAAGCTGTTGTTGATTTAACGGGTGGAGGAGCTACTAAAAATAGTTTATCTATAACAACCGACCATAGAACTAATCATATCTTTGTAGATGGAGACACAGGAGATATACTTTTAGGTGGTCATATAGAAGTAAAAGGAGGAGGCGCAGGAGCAAACTCAGCAGCTAATGTAGTAGCTACAGGATATATAGAAGCTAGTGGAAGTTTAATAGCAGGAAATCATATAACATCTTCAGGTAATATAACAGCAAGTGGACTTTTATTCGCTTCAGCCTCAGAAGGAAATTTCTCAGATCTTGTAGTTTATGATAGTACTGATGGTAGATTTTATACAACTTCAAGTGCAGGTTTAAGTACAGGATTAAGTACATTTAAACAAACAGGTGTAAGAACAGGAGACGGTTTTATAGATGGAAATTTAACAGCCTCAGGTAATGTAAGTGCAAGTGGAAATTTATCAGTAACAGGAGAATCATTCTTTGGTAGCCATATAACTTCATCAGGAAATATAAGTGCAAGTGGAGAAATTATAACACCAAAAATTAATGTTATTCAGTCAGGAATAACCAATGATGGATATTTTATAAACAATAGAAGATTTGTTTCGGGTTCTACAGAAACAACATTAGAAATTGGAGATTTTGATACTGATGGTACTAGAATTAAGATAACAGATGATTCTAATACGATTGAATTATCAAATGATAACCCAAATACTTCTAAAATATTTATTGATGGAGAAATAACAGCCTCAGGTATTGTAAGTGCAAGTGGAAATTTATTTGCTGATGTTTCTGACAATAATGATTCATCTTTTAAAGTACTAGTTTATGATGAATCAACAGGTAAATTCTTCCGTACAGGAAGTTATGGAGCTGCTGGAGGTGGTGGTTTAGTAACATCAATAGATGATGGAACGGGACAAACAGGCATTGATCTTAATCTAGCAGGTGGACAATTATCAGCTACAGCTTCTGGTTTAGAAATAACAGATGACGTACAATTTAATAATATAAGTGCAAGTAGTACAATTAAAGCCCTTGACTATCAAATAGAAGGCAAAATAGCTATAAATTATCTTGCTGCTTCTACAAAAATAGTATTTGGTCAAACAAACCAAAATCTTAGATTAAGAGGAAAAACAATAGAATTAGGAGCAGCTACAGACCAACACGTAACAGCTTCAGGTAATATAAGTGCAAGTGGACTTTTATTCGCTTCTGCTTCAGAAGGAAATTTTTCAGATGTAGTAGTTCATGATTCAACTACAGGTAGATTTTATGTAACTTCAAGCGCAGGACTAAGTGAGGGATTAGATACCTTTAAAAATACAGGTGTACGAACAGGTGATGGGCTTATTGATGGTAACCTCACAGCCTCAGGTAATATAAGTGCAAGTAATATAAGTGCAAGTGGAACTGTGCTTGGAGATGAATTTAAGATTGCTGGACCTGGATTTGATCTTTTTAAAGTAAATGGAACACTCTTAACTCATACTAATAGTGTTATACTTGGAAATTCAGCTCAGTTTGATATACATACAATTACTGGTCAAACTGAATTTGTAGGTGCTGTAACAGCCTCAGGTAATATAACAGCAAGTGGACTTTTATTTGCTTCTGCTTCAGAAGGAAATTTTGATATAGCTACTTATGACCCCAGTACAGGACGTTTTTACCATACTTCAAGTGTTGGTTTTGCAAGTAGTTTCGATACTTTTAAAGCAACAGGCCAAAGAAATGGAGATTCAGCTATAACAGGTTCACTTACATTATCAGGTAGTGATGAACAATTATTTGTACATACTACAAATCCTTCTCCTATTCACATTCATAGAACCACATCTAATAATTCAAATATTCAATATACAAACAATAAGGGTACTTTCTTTGCGGGTATTGATGGTATTAATGCGCAGAGTGATACTGCATTTATAATAGGTCAAAATCAAGACTTATCTTCGGACGCTATTTTTATTGTGTCAGGAAGCGGTACAGTAGGAATTAATAAATTAGCCCCTTCTCCTATTGAACTTCACATTGGACCTAGTGGTGGGGGTAATGGAGATGTTGTAGTTCGTTTAGATAGTGGTGGTGTTAGTACTGATGATCCTATACTTCAGTTTGCAAGATCAGGGACAAATCAATGGTCAGTTTTAACAAATGGTACAACGGGGGGATTAAGATTTTTAGATGTTGCTGGTGGTGGTGGTGATACTTTATATCTTGAAAATTCTACTACTAATGTTGGTATAAATACAACATCTCCAGCAGCACAACTCCATGTAGAAGGAGACATAAGTTCTAGTGCGGAAATTGTTGGATTAAAACATATAGCTAAAGATGCATCTTTAGGTGGTTTTATAGCTTTACAAGACTCATCAGGTAATAATATAGCAGCGCTTGCAAGAGTGGGAGGACCTCCTAATGATGATAGGGGTAGACTAATTCTTAGAGCAGGTGGATCTATACAAGCAGAATTTACTGCCGGACCTGGACCTTCTTATATATTTGGTGCAGGTGCTGCATTTGGTATAGGAACACCATTCCCAGGAAAAGAACTAGAAGTATTAGGAGAAATAAGTGCAAGTGGAGCTTTATTTGCAGGTTTAAGTACTCAAACGGGACTACAAAAATTAGTTACATATGATGACTCTACTGGTAAACTTCATATAACTAGTTCTACAGCATTTATAGGTGGTGGTGGGGGTGGAGGTGACTTTGATGTAACTGCAGATGCTGGTACAGACCAAACTATAACAGCTGGTAATACATTAACTATTGCTGGTGGAACAAACATATCAACTACAGTTGGAGCTACTGACACTGTAACAATAAACCATGATGCTGGAGTATTAGCCGCCGGATCTTATGGTAATGCATCAAATGGACAAAAAATAGACAATATAACAGTAGATGCCCGAGGACATGTTACTGCTGTTGCTACTGGTCCTACTGGTGATATACTGGGGGTAACTGCAGGTACAGGTATAACTGGGGGTGGAACAAGTGGTACAGTAAGTGTACAAATAGATTATATAGGAACAGATAACTTTATTGATGGTGCCACTAACCTTGAAGGAACTGCTATTTCAACAGGTGATACTATAGCTTATCACGATGCAAGTGATAATACTGTTAAGAAAGGTTTTATATCAGATTTACCTTTTACAAACAACAGTGGTGATATTACATCAGTTACGTTTACTACAGATGATGGTAATAATGTAATAGACAATGCTGGGGTAGCTTCTTTTGTTCTTTCAGGAAGTGAGGGTATAGTAACATCAAACCCTTCATCAAATATAATTAATATTTCAACTAATTTTGCTTTAGTTGCGCAACAGAATAATAGTTCTTTACTTGCCACTGATAGATTTGTTATAATGGACGGTGGTGTTGGTACAAAAACAAACACAGTAAAACTTGAAGATGTTGACAATGATCACCTTACAGGATTGAATATTGTTGATGAAGTTGAATTTAACTTTGGAGCAACTTTTCAGGGTCAACACAATGGTAGTAGTAAAGTAGATGATTCAGCTCTTGGTACACAAAAAGCAGACTTCAATATTACAGCTAGTAATGGTATAGCAATAACAACATCAGACACTGGTGTAAATGGAAGAAGTATTCGTTACGCTATGAAAGGTGCTTACACAGGAAACTTCCAAGTACTAGCTGGAACTCCTGATGGTTCTTCTACAAGTGAAGCAGGCGTTATACAAGCAGACGGAGATATTATAGCGTTTATGAGTTCTGACAAACGTTTAAAAGATAATATTGTACCAATTGGTTCTCCACTTAAAAAAATATTAAAAATAGGTGGGTATGAGTTTGATTGGAATGAAAATCAAGATATTTATAAGGGACATGATGTTGGAATTATAGCACAAGAAATAGAAGAAGTTTTACCAGAAATAGTAACAACAAGAAAAAATGGATATAAAGCAGTAAAATATGAAAAATTAGTTCCTTTATTAATTGAAGGTATAAAAGAACAACAAAAACAAATAGACGAATTAAAAGAATTAGTAAACAAGTTAAATAAATAAATATGTCAAGTTTCCATCCTCATTATACTAGAAGTATAAATTGTCTTTTAAGGGGCCCCCAAAGTTATCAGATAAGTGACATAAATTATCTTTTCATCTCTGGTCATAACCAATCATTTTCACCTGCAGGTTCTTGGGGAATTCCGGGAATTAATTTACCATTTTTATTTATTACTCAAGATAATAATGGAAATAATACACTTAATAGTAGTGTAACTCAACAACAAATAGATGATTCCTTTGGCGATGGTATGGGAGAATCATCTTTAATAACTAAACACGGACAAGCTAGGTGGTTAGAAATTAATGTTGTTGTTACTGTATTAGGAACTGCATATGCTAAATATGATCATGATTCTTCTCATACAGATTCAGCTGGAACTACATATTCGGGTCAACCTGAATTTAGATTTCCAACTTTTAATGCACAAGGAAATCCAAACCCAAATGCCGGAGACCCAACAGGTCCTTGTGAAATGAGTACATTTGGTGTTGGAGGACGTAATCGTGGTTATGGAGTAGTTTATAATCAATTTGGTGGTCAAAGCCAAGCAAGAAGAATAGAAATACTAAAACCATATGGTAATACAGATTTTTCTCCTATATCAATTGGTCCATCAGCAGGACTTTAAAAAAAATAGAATATGCCACAAAACAATTTTAATACAGTTTATACAGATAATGATGGGATACATTTTATCCCTTCGGGGTCTAATTTTAATCCTTTACAAGGTTTATCCTCTAAAGCTCAAATATTTACTATTACAGCATCTTCTACAGGTAATCAATTAGTTCATTCAAATGAATTAAATCCTTTTTTTATTATAACTGTTTTAAGTAGTAGCAATGTTTTCGATAATAATGATGCAATTGAAATATACAGGTACCACACAGCTAGTATTAATTTAGATAGTTCAGCTTTTGGGTTTTCATCATCTTTATTTTTTACTTCTTCAAATAGTAGAGCAAAATATAGAAATATTCCTATATTATCTACAGATAATGGTACTACAGTAGCTACTAAAACATACAACACTATAACAGGTTCTCTTTTCTATAATAGAGCTTACAGTGCAAGTTTAAATTCAAATGATTCTATAACATTTACTTTCTTTAGAAGTGGTGCCTTTGCTACTCCTACAATACATTCTGCTTCTATAGATGATAACAGTTTATCCTTTAATTATATACAAACAGGATCTGGTGCTTTAAATTTTGTAGAACCTTATATATATAATACAGATTCATCTTCTTTATCTCTTAAAAAAGATCCATTAGATAAAGATTCTTATCAATTTTCTGTTGGTACATCTTCTTTTGCACATGCTGGAGGAGAAGAAAAAATACTTTTATACTCATCAGCATCAGGTAGAATAGGAATAGACACAAAAGACCCTTTAACAGATGTAGATATTAGAGCAAACGAATTTCAAATTCAAAGAAAATCAGAAAGAAGAGGTTTAAAAATTAATACAGAAGGAAATATTGAAAGTTTTGATAAAAATGCAGACACAGCAGCCACCGGTAGTGAATTTATATTAAAATACTCTAGAGGAATAACTTTAAACACAGAATTTATTAATAGTATATTTGAGACATCTTTTAGTGATGATGCTGATGCACAAGCATTTTTTGAAGATCAACCCCAAGACGTTCAAATTAGTGCTTTAGATAAAGGAGAAAAAACTGGTTTTATTACACCACCAGCTACAGATGATGTAATGGGAACTATTAGATGGGTAGCAGAATCAGGTTCAGTAGGTGATTTTAGAGAAAGGGTATCTGGAGAAGCAGCATCAATCCAAGCAAAAGTACACAGTATAGACAGTACAGGAGTTAGAGGAGACTTAGTATTTAATGTAGCAGATAAAACAGGTACTTCAGTTCAAAGAATGGTAATAGATGCTGGTGATGAACATCAATTATCAGGTTCATTAAATGTAGGAGGAACCGACTCTGTTTCTGCAGGTATTAAAATGTTTGGAACAACTGGTAACTTACAAGGAGGATTTTTTAGAGTAGGATCAAATGCAGCTGATTTAAAAATAGGAAGAATGCTTCTTCATGATGATGGAACACAAAAAGTTCAAATATCAGCAAAAGGAAAATCATTTATAGCAGGTACATCAGGAACAGGAACCACAGGTACATTTTTAGGAATTAATACACAAGACCCAACAGTTGCATTACAAGTAGAAGGAGATATAAGCTCAAGTGGATTTATTTCAGCTTCATTTTTTTCAGGAGATGGTAGTGGATTAACTAATGTAACAGCTACAGCTACTATACCAGCAGGAACTATTTCAAGTTCATTACAAAATTTAGGTAATATAACAGGTTCAAATATAAGTGTAAGTGGCGAATTATCAGCCGATACTATTGTTGTTGGTAGTACTCTAACCCATATAGGAGACTCTAATACTAAAATAACATTCGATACTGACGATATAAATCTTACAGTCGCTGGTAAAACTGCAATAGATCTTACTTATGATGGTGATGGTGGTGGTGACACAAGAGAAATAACTTTTAATGAAAGTCATGCAGATATTGATGTTAGAATAGAAGGAGACACAGATACTAATTTATTATTTACAGATGCAGGAAACGATAAGGTTGGTATTGGAACAAATTCACCAGGAGAAAAACTAGAAGTAGTTGGAAATATAAGTGCAAGTGGAACAATAACAGCTCTTTCTTCAAATATTATTACAATAAATGGTGGGTTTTTCTAATTTACATATATGTATATCCGAACTTAATTAAAAAATAAAAGTTATGGCAGTTAAAAAAACACAAAAATTCACAGAAGAAGAGATTAATTCATTACAAGAGATCCAAACAGAAATGGATCAAGTTATAATTAAATTTGGTCAAATTTCTATTAATAGAGAAGCTCTTAACTCACAAGAAATTTTAGTAAAAGAACAATTAACTAAATTAAAAGTAAAAGAACAAAATTTAGCAAAAACTTTATCAGACAAGTATGGTAAAGGTACTTTTGATTTAGCAACTAACGAATTTAACCCAGCAGATTAGGTCTTAAATTTACTTAGATATTTATTGGCGATTGTTTAAAAAGCAATCGCCTAAATTAGTTTCGGTTTATAATTTTATTTTATATTTATATCCAGACAACGTTATATAACATAGCAAACAAATAAAAAATTTAATAAGATGGCAGAAAATATTGTATCACCAGGTGTATTTACTAGAGAAAACGACCTATCATTTTTACCTCAAGGAATTGGCGCTATTGGAGCAGCTGTTGTAGGACCAACAAGAAAAGGACCAGCTTTTGTTCCAACTGTAATACGAAGAGGATTTAGTGAATTTGAAAATAAATTTGGAGGACTATCTCCAATAACTTATGTACCACAAACCGTTAGAGAATATTTAAAAAACGCAGGAACTGTTACAGTAGTAAGAGTTTTAGGTGGAGGTGGTCAAAAATTAGACCCAACAGCAGCAACTCCTACGGGTGTAGTTGGTTTAGCTGTTAGTGGATCATGTGAAAATACGTTATTAGCTACATTCTTTCCATCACAAAATGATTCTACTATTGGTTTAGACCTATCAGTACTAAATAATACAGCTACTGATCCAGGTAATACAGTAGGAACGAGCTCATTAGCTGATGATATATCTACAACTTTTAATTTAGAATTTAGTGGTTCTGGTTTTACATCTTACAAACAATTTTCTGCTTCATTAAAACCAACAAAGGCTGATTATATAACAAAAGTAATAGGAGAAAATCCAAATAATAGTAAAACTGGAGCAAATAGCTTTGAAGCTTCTGCTCATATTTATACTAACTTTAAATCATTGCAAACATTAATATCAAATGCAACTACTAAAGAAGTAACAACAGTTACTTTCCTAGCATCTGAAGGTGATGTTATACCAACAGCTAGTTTACAAAATGTTACATTAGCAGCTTCCGGTGCATTTTACTTACAAACAAGTGATGCAGCATGTACATCTAGTGATCACACTGTAAATTTCAACACAACTGAATTAACAGCACCTACAGACGGTGTTTCAGGTTCAAATTCAGAAATAACTTTAACATTAGTAGAATCAGACGGAAATATATCTGCAAGTAATTTAGCAAGTCAGTTCATGACAGGAATAAATGCAATAACAGGATTTACAGCTTCTGTGGGAACTACACCAAATACTAATGTAGTAACTATTACAGCTGATGAAGCAGGATCTGTATTTGACATTACTAACACATACTTAGCAGGTACAGCTTCTATATCTGTAACTACTCAAGGATTAGATGTTTTTGGATATAAAGGAGTACATGCAGACAGAGAAATAATATTAGTTTCTCAATCAGCAGCTATGCAATATACTAGTTCAAATGCTGAAGGGTATAAACAAGCTTCTACACCATTTATTACATCAGGTTTCCAAAGTGGAGTAGTTAAAAATTTATTTAAATTCCATTGTTTAAATGATGGTGCAGATTGTAATACACAATATAAAATCTCAATAGCTGGACTTAGAGAACCAGCGGACATAGATGGAGTAGAACAATATAGTACATTTAATGTATTAGTTAGAAGTTGTAGTGATAAAGATAAATCGCCTGTTATATTAGAACAATATAATAATGTTAATCTAAACCCAGACAGTGTAAATTATATTTGTAGAGTAATCGGAGATAGAAGAGCAACTTATAGTACTTTATTTAATAAAGTAATTACAGAAGGTGATTATCCAAACCAATCACAGTTTGTTAGAGTTGAAGTAGCTCAAGCAGTTACAGATAAATCATATTCTCCTAAATTATCACCAAAAGGATTTAGAGCAGTACATGATCCAGTAAATGTATCAGTATTTGCACCAGCTGTAACACACCCATCAGCTTCATATAAACAACATCAAACTTTAGGAACTTCATATGATGCTAAAGCATTTTTAGGATTTAATTTTGCTGATATTGAAGCAGATAATATGAATTTCCTTAAACCATTACCTGAAAATTCAGTAGCTAATGTATCTGGTGATTTCAATGTTGAAAATCATTTTGGACATTCAGGTTCGGGATTATGGGATGGTTCATTAAGTGCATCAGTAGATTCAACAGGAGCAACAGGACCAGCATCTTCACAACTTAAATTTACAGTACCTATGCAAGGTGGTTATGATGGATATAAAACATCACAAACATTTAAAACAGGTGAATTTATAGCAACAGATAATATGCAAGGTATGGATTTAAGCTCTACGAGCGCTACTGGTTTTTCAGCATATAAAAAAGCAATAGATATTCTTTCAAATCAGGATGAATATGATATGAATATGTTAGTATTACCAGGTGTAATAAAAAGAATACATGCTTCTGTAACAGATGCTGCTACTACAATGGTAGAAGATAGAGGAGATGCATTTTATGTAATGGATTTAACAACAGTTAATGATAAAGTAACTACAGCAGTAAATGAAGCAGCTTCATTAGATAGTAATTATGCTGCAGTGTATTATCCATGGGTAAAAGTGCTAGACACTTCGATTAACAAACCAGTATTTGTTCCACCATCAGTTATAGTGCCTGGTGCAATAGCTGCGTCAGATAACATTGCTGCTGAATGGTTTGCACCAGCAGGTTTAAATAGAGGTGTATTAGGAGCTGTATTAGAAGCTAAAATTAGATTAAATCAAGCTGAAAGAGATCAATTATATGAAGGAAAAGTAAACCCAATTGCCACATTCCCTCAAACAGGAGTATGTATATGGGGTCAGAAAACACTTCAAACACGTCCAACAGCACTTGATAGAATTAATGTTAGAAGATTACTAATAGCAGTTAAGAAGTTTATTGCAAGTTCTTCTAGATTCTTAGTATTTGAACAAAATACAATTCAAACTAGAAACAGATTCTTAAATATAGTAAACCCATACTTAGAGTCAGTACAACAAAGACAAGGATTATTTGCCTTTAGAGTTGTAATGGATGAAACAAATAATACACCAGCAGAAATAGATAGAAATAGATTAATTGGTGCAATTTATTTACAACCAACTAAAACAGCAGAATTTATAGTACTTGACTTCAACGTACTACCTACAGGAGCTACATTCGATAATGGAGGTGGCGGTGGAGGAGCTACTGGAGGAGGAGGTGGCGGAGGCTACTAAAAAAAAGAAAAAGCTTATATTTATAATAGAACAATAAAATAAAATAAAAAGATGGCGATATTAAACACAAACGAAATGATGTTCACAGCATTTGAACCTAAATTACAAAATAGGTTTATAATGTACATCGACGGAATTCCAGCATTCCTAGTTAAAAAAGTAGGAAGACCAAACATCTCATTTAACGATGTTACTCTTGATCACATTAATGTGAAAAGAAAAATTAAAGGAAAAGCAGATTGGCAAGACATTACAGCTGATCTTTATGATCCAGTAACACCATCAGGTGCACAAGCAGTAATGGAGTGGGTTCGTTTGTCACATGAGTCAGTTACAGGTAGAGATGGTTATTCTGATTTCTATAAAAAAGACATTAGATTTAACGCATTGGGTCCTGTAGGTGATGTAGTTGAAGAATGGATCTGTAAAGGTGCTTACTGTAAAGCAGCTAACTTTGGAGATGCTGATTGGACTTCAGACACACCAATGAACATCAATATTACAATTAGAATGGATTATGCCATCTTAAATTACTAATAGTAATAATTTATATAAAGAAAAAGCGCCTTTTTGGCGCTTTCTTTTTTCTTAAATATATGTATATCCGAACTAGTTTTAAATAAATAATAACGTTATGGAACAAACACAACAAAAACCCCAATTTCCTTCCGAAGAAGTAACATTACCTTCAAAAGGTTTACTTTATCCTGAAGGATCCCCACTAAGAAGTGGAGTCATAGAAATGAAGTATATGACAGCTCGTGAAGAAGATATTCTTACAAACCAAAACTACATAGAAAATGGCACAGTAATTGATAAATTACTACAATCTCTAATTATAACTGATATTAATTATAATGATTTACTAATAGGAGATAAAAATGCTGTATTAGTAGCATCTAGAATTTTAGGTTACGGAGCAGAATATTCATTTAAGTTACCTCATCCTAAAACAGGTGAAATGGAAGTAGTATCTGTTGATTTAACAAAGGCAGAAGATAGATATATTGATGAAAGTATAATGATAAAAGGTAAAAATGAATTTGAATTTAATTTACCTACAACTAAAATTAATTTAACTTTTAAATTATTAACTCAAGAAGATGAAAAAAAGATTAATAATGAGTTAAAAGGTTTAAAAAAGATTAATAAAAAGGCTTCTCCAGAATTAACTACTAGATTAAAATACTTAATACAGTCTGTAAATGGAGATTATGAAAAGAAAACAATCAGAGAATTTGTTGATAATAACTTATTAGCAAGAGACGCAAGAGCTCTTAGAGAATATGTTAGATCAATACAACCAGACATTGATTTAGAGTTTAATATTGAATTTGAAGATGGGCATATTCAAGAAAATGTAACTATTCCTATCAATGCCTCGTTTTTTTGGCCTGACGCCGAATTATAGACAATTATTATATACTGAGATCCACGATCTAGTGTACCATGGCGGCGGTGGTTTCATACACTCAGAAGTATATAACATGCCAGTTTGGATGAGGAGGTATCATATAGACCGAATCAACGAATTTAATAAAAAACAAAATGAAGAATTAGAAAAAATACAAGGACGTTCTAACATAGGTGATGGAGACATATCAAGACCTAATGTAGATCCTTCAATGTTTTATTTTAATAAATAGATAAGGTGCGCAAGCACCTTTTCTTTTTTCATATTTATACCCGAATAACTTTATATAATGGCAGACAATCCAGAAAAAGAAATAGAAGGAGCAGCTGATAAAGCTGGAGATTTAAGAGAACAATTACAAGAAGTTTTATTTGTTTCTAGAGATATAGCATCAGAGGCAGCAGATTTAGCTAAATCTTTAGGAATGAATTCTATAGAAGCAGCATCCTTTAAAAAAGCATTTAAAGACACAGCAAGTGTATCTCAAAACTTAGTAGATAATGCTGAAAAATTATTAGAAGGAGAATTATCTTTAAATGACATCCAAAAAGACATAGCTAAAAACAAACAGTCTCAAATAGGCTTAGATAGAGAAATAGAACAACTTCTATCAAAAGCAGGAGTATCTCAAAAAGATATATCAGCTAATTTAGGAACATCTTTTGGATTAACTGAAATGTTAGTTGAAAAACATCAAGGTATTAATAGTGAAATAGCAGATGCTGTAAAATTATATGAAGAACAAGTAACTGCTAATAAAGAAAATGCTTTAGAATTAGATAAACAAGAAAATATAGCTAGAAAAATTAAAGACACTGTAGGAGCCTCAGGTAAACTTATAGAAGGAATAGGTAAAATCCCTATAGTAGGTCAATTTATAGATTCTAAAGAAGCCTTAAAAAAGATGAATAAGGCAGCAGCTGAGGGAGCAAGTAAAATGCAAACTATGATGGTTGGTTTAAAATCTGCCGTCCAAGATGTTATAAAAGGAGCATTAGACCCACTAACAATAGCTATAGCAGCTCTTAAAGCAGGTCTTACTTTTGATAAACAACTTACTAATCTTGAAAAAGGAATGGCATTATCTCGTGGAGAAGCCATGGCCTTTAGACAGGAAATGACTATAGCAGCAGCCTCAAGTAATGATTTATTTGTTAATACAGAAAGAATTCAAAAAGGTTTAGGAATTTTACAAAGTCAAATTGGATTTGCAGCTGGTTTTTCTTCAGAAATGTCTATAGAAGCTGCAAAAATGTCAGAATTATTTGGCATGTCTGAAAAAGCCATTGGGGGTATGGCACAATCTTCTTTAATAACGGGTAAAACTTTAGAAGAGACAAGAAAAGATATAGGGGTAATTGTAGAAAAACAAAAAGAACAAACAGGTTTATCATTTAGTCATCAAGAAATATTAGAAAAAGTAGGTAACACTACCGGTCAGATTAAAGCACAATTAGGTGCTAATCCAGAGGCAATAGCAAAAGCTGTAATGAAAGCTAAAGAATTTGGATTAGAATTAGAACAAGTAGCAAAAGCAGGATCAGCATTACTTAATTTTGAACAGTCTATAGAAGCAGAGTTAGAAGCAGAATTACTAACAGGTAAACAACTTAATTTAGAAAGAGCAAGAGCATTAGCATTACAAGGTGACTATGCAGCATTAGCTGAAGAAGTAGCAAGCCAAGCGGGTAATTTTACTGAATTTAGTAAAATGAATGTTTTACAACAAAATGCTTTAGCTAAATCATTTGGAATGTCGTCAGATGAATTATCTGAAATGTTAATGAAACAAGAAGCTCAAGGCAAAACTGTTGAAGAATTAAGAGCAGCAGGTAAAGACGAATTAGCAGACAGATTAGAACAAAGAAATGTCCAAGAAAGTTTTAATGATGCTGTAGCAAAAATGAAAGGAATATTTGTTGATTTAGTAGGTGGTCCTTTAGGTGAATTTCTAAACATATTAACTTTAGCTTTAGAACCTATTAACATTATGATGACAGGATTATCAGGAATACTTTCTCTTTTTGGAGAAAATAGAAAAGAATTAACCTTTATGGAATCCTTATTAGGAAGTGTAGCAGCAATTTTCTTAACTATTAAAGCACGTGCAATGCTTATTAAAGGAATAACAGTAGCTACTAATGTAGCTAAAGCTATAGGTTTAGGATTTGATATAGCTTCAAATAAAGCTTCAAAAAGTTCCGTAAGAGGATTAGGTTCTAGGTTAGGTATGAATGTAGCTTTAGCATCTGCTAAAATATTTGGTTCACTTGCTAAAATACCATTTGGTTTAGGTATACCAGTAGCAATAGCTGCTATTATTGGAATGGCTAGTTTAGTATATGGTTTATCAAAAAGAAAAGCAGAAAAAGGGGGATTTATAGGAGGGAAAAGACATTCTCAAGGAGGCACTCTTATTGAAGCAGAACAAGGTGAATTTATTATGAGCCGAAAAGGAGTACAAAATGTAGGATTAGGTAACTTATATGCTATGAATAAAGGAGGAGGAATAGTTAGTGGAGGAGGAAGAGCACAAGAAGGAGGAGAAGTAGGATCAGGTAATCAAGGAGTTACTAAAGTAGTAGTAGAAAATAAACCTGGTGTAATAGTAGCTTCTCCGTATGGATTAAATGACGCACAATATCAATCAAGAAACGAAAACTTTAAAACAAGATTTGAATAAAATTTATATTTATAATAAAATAATACAATTATGGGATTAAAAGACTTAAAATCAAATTTAGACTTACTAGGGGGTTTTGGTAATCAAGGAGGAACATTAGGAGAAATGGATAGTTTTAATCCATCTAATTTCCAAAAACCAACAGATGAAGCTTCACAGGCACATGTAGACTCTTTACAAGAAGTACCTGGTGGTTCACAAAATTCACCTTATCAAGATTTAGATGGAAATCAAGGACCACAATTTCAATTACCAACAGCTCAAGCATCACAAAAACATATAGATTCATTAACACAACAATCTACATATACTCATGGTGATTCAACTGAAGTAGTAGGACCAGTACCTGGTGGTGATAGTAGTTCACCTTTTCAAGACTTAGATGGTTTACAAGGACCACAATTTCAACAATCTAAAGATTTAGCTTCTCAAGTACATGAAAGTTCATTATCTTTAGTACCAGGTGGTTCACAAAATTCACCTTATCAAGACTTAGATGGATTAGCAAATAATCCTAGTTTTGGTGATGAGGGTGGAGCAGGAAAACAATTAGGTGGACAAGATTTACACGTAGCTATGCTTACAGAAAATTATACTTATCCAAGTTTAGGTACTGGAGAAACAACAGTAAACGCTAGTGTACATGATTTAAATGGTGGACTACCAAATAGTGGTGAATACTTAAGCAATTTACCAGACTAAAATAAGATAAAATGGCTTTAAAAAAACTCCTTACAGATTTAACTGTTGGGGTAAATGCTTACCCTAACCATAACACACCTTCAGATGCGGGAGGTTATAATTATGGTAAGTCTTACACACCTGTATTTGAAAGAGTATTTAGACAAACATCTTTTAAATTTGGAGAAGGAAGCGCAACAGATAGACCGTTTGGTGATTATAGTAAAGAACCTTATTTATATAGTGGATTACTATCTGCAGATCAATTACCTGATGTTCCTAATCCTGCAGATTCAGGTTTATTAAATCAAGTAGGAGATTTTGTAGATAGTGCTACTGACGGGCTTATTAGAGGAGGATTATTAACTCAAATAAAAAGATCAGCACAAGATGCTTTAAGAATAGGAAAATGGGCATTTGATGGACCAGAAGGACCGGCATGGTTACTTACTCAAACAGGACTACAAAGAACAAACCCTAAAACAGAGGAAGAACCAATAAGCTTATTTGGTGTAAATTTAGGGGGAAGAAGTAGAATATATAATCCCTTAGGTATAAATACCTTATCACAAACACTTGTTAATTTTTCAGGATTACATTTAAATAGAGCAGGAGGACCTACAGCTTATGGTATAAAACAAGGATATGGAGTTGATTCAACAGAATCTTCTAAATATGAATACCAAGTAAGAACTAATGCTGATAATTTAGGTAATGTAGAAGATATGAACTTTGCAGGT